CTTCAATACGGGCTTAACCCAGGTCTCAACAAAGACACGCAAGGGGTATTCTGTCAGCTCGTCTGCTGAGCTGGATAGCAGGTTCATACCTCCTACCGTTTCATTCAGCTGGCGATTGCTCCCTACTGAGCTTGAACTAAAGTGCCCGGTCAGCTCATCAAAATCCATGTTTAACCGGTCCTGCTCCTGGTAGCTCGATGCGGTTACATCCGGCGGGGCCTCGATCCTGACGTCATTATGAATATCGTTTACCTCGGTCACGCCCCCAGGCACGTTCCTCTGCAGGCCTGACCAGTCGATCTGTGAGTTCTTATTCACGATATAGCGGCGATTCAACACCAGTGCGACGTTATCACGGCGCTGGTTATTGATCTCATTCGCCTCCTGCTGCGTTCTGGCGCTGAGTCCGGTAGTCGACGCCGGGTAGTTCTTGTGAGCTTCAATATTAGAGATTCCAAGGACATAAGGGCGCTCTCCAGGCTTCAAATGCGGGTATTCTTCTTCCAGTGGAATGGGATCTGACAATCTCTCATGGATCCCAAGGGTGTAATAAATCCAGTCCCGGCCGTCTTTATGGATGATATTACGGTGAACATGCACGGTCCTGAAACCCAGGTGGACATAGCGCTCATCTGTCGGGTTAGTGCGCCCATTATCCCGGGATCGACTCAAGCTTATATCGTCGCTGGCAAGGCCTTTCATCAAGGTAGCGTCATCCAGCTCTACCCATTTAACCTTTGACGGTGACTCTGTGTCCGCCATCTCCTTCACTTCATCGATCGTCATGGGGATCACGTCAATCAGGAAAGGGGTAGTCCTGATCGGGTCAGTCCAGTCGGCAGCTGCAGAGAAGCGGATGTTCTCCAGTGGCCGTAACTCAACCGTGCAAGTGTCGCGCAGCACAATTGGCGGGCCTTCTTCAGGCTTAAATTCCTTGTATGACCATGTTTGGTGGCTGATACAGACTCCAGAGACCAGTGTGTCCTGGTAGGCGCCTATAGCGGTCACAAACCACGGGATCGTGTTGTCCAGGCGGTACTGCAACAGCTCCTGATTGATCGATGCGCTGACCTGGCTGGCCTTGTCTTTGGCTCTTTCGGCATCAATACTGACTACATCACTGGTACTGAACAGGGCAACAGCGGCGGCGGCTTCCTTCTTACGGACCATTGACCGGGTCTTCGGCCTGAATCCTTTGTGTCTGTGCTTGTACTGCGCAGAATAGTATTTGGACCCTGGCGCATGCTTGTTCTGGAAGTGGGCCATGCTGATCTCTGCTTCAGGCCGGATATTGGCCTCAAACCATGTATTACTGGTCTCATAAGCGTCCCGGGCTACAACCAGCCAGTAGTCTTCACTGTCTGTGTCATAGTCGCGGACGTTATCACCAGCCTGCTGTAACCTGTTAACTGCCATCGTGCTCGGCCTCGCCTCTGAAATTACGCTTCATCCCATAGATAGCATCCCTGATATCAATGGCTTTATCTCTGGCAGCGCGGTAGCGCTCCAGTAACTCGCCGGCCATCATTACCACTTTGCGGCCTTCGGGGTCAATCTGGTCGATCTTCATGTAAAAACCCATCTTCCCGGATAATGCAAGGTTACGGATCTCCACAACACCCTGATCGACGCGTATATCAACGTACCACATTCCTTTATAGGATGGGTAGTGCTTATCCAGGCTGCGCTTAAGGCCTTTCCAGATCACTGCGGCGTTCCCGGTGTACTGTTCGCCTGAGTCTCCGATTAATGGGAGAATCAGCTCTTCTTCAGTCATGATATAGCTCCCAGTCTTCAGCCAGCATATCAGCCTGTGAAGCCAGCCAGCCAGGTTGATGCGTCTTCTGGCCAAGGGATATCACGATAAAAGCGGCCGTGCGCTTCTTCGGTATGTAGTGAGTTTCGCTTTCTGCTTTCGCCTGGACAAGATAAAGATACATCACTTTCCACCCTGCACGCCTGACCTTGTTACCTTCTTTCAGCCACTTAATGGCCTGGCCAAAGTCACTCATCTTCATAGATCCCAGCGGTATCGTCTTCTATGAAGACCTTGCCATTACTGAATACATACGTGAGGTGCTCTTCCTTTTCGTCGGCATCAACGCCTTCGGCATCGTTCACCAGCTCTCTGTAGTCGATCTGTGTTGTGCTCATGATGGTTCTCCGGGTTATTTAGTCAATCTGGCTGCAGGATCTCTCATAAGGCCTAGTTTCTGCATGTGATTTTTTGCCTGGGCTGCATTCTCAGTGTCCCTGATCTGTTTGGCAATCTCATCCATCTCTTCAGTGGTGACATTACCTGGATCATCAGCGCCACTTTCGTCAGGCTCATCAAGGTCCGTTCCCTGGCAATCGGATACAAGCAGTGCGGCCTCTATCGCTTCGGCCAGCACAACAATGGTGTACCAATCATCTTCGTCAATGATTGCTTTGGCCAATATCTGCACTACTGCCCTTTGTTCATGTAACTGTATCGGGTCTATGTTCATCGGTTATCTCCGGGCTTTGCTGCGTTTACGGTTAACCTTCCGGCCGTGCTGCTTCGGTGCCGGGTAGGTGTAGGCTCCTTTTAGCGGTCCTGCAGGTCGTTCCATGATCGGCGGTGTAGAATTCATAGCTGCATTGACCAATAGGAAGTTCAGTAGTTGATTGCTCATCTGGCTCTCTCCAGTAAGTCGTTAATGATCGCCCGGGCTATCTCATCTCCTGAGGGGAAGTCAGATATCTTCAGCCTTCCTGCGGCAATGTGCTCCAGGTGCATGTAGGGGATCGTGTTAAGTATCCCTTCCTCATCGATCCATCGGAACCCTGGCCGGAACCGGTCAATGGCGGTCACGTTGTCCATCTTTGTCAGGTCTATGTCTGGCATTAGTAGTCTCCTGCGGGCTCTGGGTCAGTCGATCGGCCCTTGTGGACCCTGACTGGCGGCGTATTGTAGGCAAAGGTTAGTGCTACTGCATCCGCGTTATCAGGGCTTGCCAGTCCCCGGCGCTTCATATCTGACTTCTTCTCCAGCTGGATGCGATGTTTGTTGTCGTAAAAGCACTTGATGTTGATCAGATCGTCTGTCAGCTCGCTGTCATCCGGTATATCTGCCGTCTCAAGCCATTCACGCATGCGGAACCACATCTCAGCACGCTTATTGAACACTACGTCCTTGTTCTCGGCGTCTGGTGGCTTGCCTGATATGACCTCAACCACTTCATGGCCAAGCTGCCGGACCCGGTCAACCACTCCAGCTCCCAGGCCCACTCCATCGATCATGACTACATCCGGCTTGTTCGTGCGGATTTCCTCTATAACCCTGGCGGCTACCTGCATGGTGTCCAGGCCTCTTAGCTTGATCAGTGGCTCAAGTCTGCGGCCGTGGCGCCTTGCAAAGACTGTCTGGTCCGCTCCGAACCGGGCTACATCCACTCCCAGTATCTTCGGGGTGCCCAGCGGTACGTCTGCTTTCCTGGCTGCTGCCTGATCTACCAGCTCACTGGATATGAACTGCTCCTCACCTAAGCGAGGGAATATGCCTCGTATCCGCACGCGAACGTAGTCTGAGTCCTCTCCCCATATCTCTACATCTTTATCCAGCTCCTCCTTGTCTGGCATCCTGCAGGTCCTGCTATCTACCTGCCTGGTTATCCACTGGTCCCTGAACCGGGTGAAGCATTGCCTGAAGCGGCCGGTGTTCTGGGTGGGATTACCGAACACGAACCACATGGTCCGGGGATCCTTCACGCCTGAGCTGACTTCCCATATGGCATCCGGGATCCCTGAGGCTTCATCGTAGATGATCAGGCTGTTCTGGGCATGCTGGCCGGCGAAAGCCTCGCTGTTGTGCTCATTGTTGGCTATCGGTGACACGTACCATGTCTCCGGGTTGTTGATCTGGAAGAACTTGGTCTCTGTCCATCGAAACCAGTGGCTGTTGATGGCTCTCTTGTGCCATACAGCAAGCTCCCTCCAGGTTTTTGTCTTCAGCTGTGGGAACGTGTTAGCGGTTACCACTCCATTTAGGTGTGATCTGGTGCTCATTGCCCATAGGATGATCCATGCAACCTCTGCTGACTTGCCTATACCGTGGCCTGAGGCGGTGGCATCCATGTAGATACCTAATGGGTTGGTGTCCAGGTGGTGCTTTAAGCTGGCCATCTGTTCAAGCTGCCAGTCATCCGGGCCATCGTAGTCTTCCAGTGGTCCGCCCTTCTCCCCCCAGGGGAATGCATAGCGGACGTATAGCTCAGGATCGTTGTAGCACAGGGCTATGTTGCCGGCTAGTTCGGATTCATGCTTTACCCGGGGATCCTGTAGGACTACATCCTGGGCAACGGCGCTCATCGGTTGGCTCTCCTGCTGCGTTTCTGCATGGATACCCGTGCCTTATTGCGTTTGATGCGCGTAGGGCGTGAAATCTGAGGGTGTTCTGGTGTGGTTTCGTGGTCTGTCTCGATATACCTGAAGCTGTCGATATGGGCTATCTGGGTCTCCCGGCCGGCCGTGGTGTAGGTCTGATCAATCCATTCATTGGCGGGGTCCATGGTGTAACAGCCGTTATTGCTGGTGTCATAGGTTTTAGTACCGTCATCCGGGATCATAGGTCCGCCTTCCTCCCGGCATCGTTGCGCAGGACAATCATGCTGGCCTGCAGTGCGGTCCTGCCTTCCTGGTTAGTCCAGTTGTTGGCAATCGCCCGGGCCTCGGCTGCGTAGAATTCCAGTGCATCAGCCTGCTGCTGGATCCTAAGCTCTAAGGCATTGATCAGCTCATCCTGTGTATCCTTGCCGGGTAGCGGGCCGGTGCCGTCGCTCATGGATTCCAGATAATCATCAGCTAATTCAGCAGCATACGGGTGGTTGCGGCGTATGTAGTCTGCCCAGGTGGTGGCGTTATCCATTCAGCTGGGCCTTGTCGATGGTCTTAATTACCGCCCGGTCCTCTATGATCCGTTGGCGCCGGTCCATGATCTGGGCTATGTCGACACTGCCAGTCACATCGATGTTCTCCCTGAATGCCTGCACCAGGATATTCTTACCAATAAGCTCCAGCGCACCCTTGGCGGCCGTTGCATTGAACTCCTGGGTCAGCAGCTCACGCGGGTCCATCTTCTCGCCACGTACAGGTATCTTGGCCACTTCTTCCCCCATACAGCGGTAGTACAATCGGACTGCCTCATCCAGTACCCACTGGGCCGTAACACTGCATTGATTACGCACCTCCTGGGCCCTTTCTTCAAGGTATCGCTTGCTTTGTGGCTTTCTTAGTATCCTGCTCCCCTCGGTCTGACAGGTCGTTTTTTTGGCCCTCGGATGCAGGTGCTGATAGCACAATGAGGCTGACTGGCGCACCTCTGGCGGGCCTCCCAGGTACAGATCAAGTAATTCCTTGTCCTTCCTGGATAGCGGTAGGTTTCGCTTCAACT